GTACCGACTGCAAGGCGTGCAACAGTGTCGGCAGCAGTAGCTGCAATAATGTCACCTTTAGCATCAACAATAGTTTTAGCAACCATTGTCGCCATAGTGGTGTCAATGGCATCGCCTAGCGTACGCATGGCCAACGCGCCATTTTTTACTAGATCAGTGTTATCTGGTTCTGGCCAGTTATATATAGGGCTAGTTGCCATTTTAAGTTAGTGCTCCTGTCGCATTATTCCAGATAAGTGTAGCATTTACACCCGTCCAGATTGTGTTAGATGGTATTACTGTCTCCCATTGTGTGGTAGATAGTGAGAACTCTGTAGCTGTGATGTAAAGGGTTAAATCCACAAAAGTAGGGGTAGCGCGTAAAGCTACATTCTCGACAAAACCCTCGAATGTGCCGCCCAAAAGGTTAGAAGGTAGATTCTGAATAAGGACAGGCTCGCCAAAGAAGATAGCAATTAAATCATCAAGCATGGCAGATGGCATGTCTGGGTTATCTAGTCTAAAGGTAATCGCCCCCAATGAGGCTTTAGCAGTCTTGCGTAGATTAAGCTCTCTAGTGGCAATATCAGTGATGTCAGCAAGGTTCTTGATGTTGGACTCAAAGGAACGCTCATAGAGGCCGTATGCGCCTATAGAGTCGGTATCAGAGGCACTGTAGGTTGAGCCGTAGGCTGTAGAGTATTTATAGATAAGGCTATTGCGGATGCGAGCAATCTGTGTCTGAGAGGTAATGCTGCTAGGAGTTGCATAAGCTGCATCAAGATAGGTGTAGCCATTGTCTGAAAGGTAATCTGAGCGATGGTCTGCATCGTCATAATTGACTAAACCATCTGCTGACTCATAGACCTGACCAAGTGCGCTGTTGGCAATCTGATCTACTAGGCTCTGGCTCTTAGCCGTAGCAGATGCACTTTGGCTTATCATTGTGTAGAAGCCTGAGTCAATAGTGCCGATATAAGTCTCGGCTTCATTCCATGTGGTTGTGGCTGGATAAGTAGCCCATGTAACAGTAGGTGTAACTTCATTCCAAGAAAGGTTAAGAGCTGCACCTAGAATGGCTGCAATCTGTGCGCCATCTAATCCTTCTGCTAGAGCTGTGTTGTAAATAGCCTTAGTTAGTTTAGCCAAAGAGCCAATGCCTAGAATTGTGCCTGTAGTTATGTAGCCAGATTCTTCTGGACTTCTAACTCCGATAGAAAAGTCAGAGACCTCACCACCAAAAACAGTGATATAAGTGCCAGATGTATTCTTTAACTCTAAAGTAATTGGCTCAGTGACATTAATTGTAAAGTCTGCCCCAGTGGTGTTGATGATTTCTACTCGGCAGTAACCTGCTGTGCATTGGCGGTCAATGTCTAGCCGACCAGTGGCATAAGAAACAGAGGTGACTGTTGTATAAACATCATCACCTACTGTCACACGCCATTCTGGAAGCCAAGTCACTAGCGAACCCTTAAAGTTCCACGATCAACTGCACCTTGTAAATACTGGTCTAGAGCTTCTGCAATAGCGTTAGGGTCTCCCACACCAGTATTGATAGTTACATTCATATCGTAATTACGGTCTCGGTTTTGATTTGGATTATAGTTAATCCCAGCGACATTTGTAGGGGTTGCAGCTTGCGCAAGTTGCGCAAATAAATCATAGTTACGATCTAGGTTTTGAGTAGGGTTAAATGTAACTCCAGGAATTAGTTCTGTAGTTCCAGGATTTGTATAATTGTTATTGTTACCACCACCACCGCCACCGCCACCGCCACCGCCATTATTATTATTCATGTTAGCAAGAAGCAACATCATCTCTCTAATCTTGCGCAAGGCTTCATCTAGGTTGGCCTGATCAATTAAGTCTTTAGGCTTTAATCCATTGAGGATTGTCTCAATAGCCTTCATTTGAGTATTCTGACCAGTCAAAGCATTTAGAATACCAAGATCAGCATTGAGCTTCTTAGTTGCTGCAAGAATGGATGCTTCATCCTTAGAAGCAATAGCTTCTTCTAGAGCAAGAATAGAACTCTTGACATTGAGGCGGGCTGTGTCGTTAGCAATCTGCAAGACCTGCGCTGCACTGGTTGCTTTGCCTAGTTGCTCAGCCTGAGATGTAAGGGCTGCTGCTATTTGGATTTTATCCATGTCAAAGACAGACTCGCCTTTGAGCAGGGCTGATTCACCCTTAGCAATAATTGCTTTGGCTTTGTCTGCTGCTAACTGCTTATTCTTAAGAGATAGTCTTTCACGCTCACGCTTAAGTGAGTCCTTTTCTAATTTAGCAAGCAGTTCTTGTTGGCGCTTCTGAGTAACAGTAAGTTTGACTTCTTCTTTTTTAGGAGAAATATTTACATTAACGCCAAATTGCTTACCCACAAATCCTGAAAAGATTTCTTGAGGAAGTTTTTTAAGATTAGCAATTAAGGTTGGAATGACACCAATAGTTCTGCCAGTCTGCACTGTGACTTTAGCAAGTGCGCTTGCAATGGTTTCAATTACATAAGCGGCATCTGAGGCATCTGTGCCACCGCCAATAAGGGCAAAAGCATCAACTAACCCTCCACCAATGATTTCTGAGGCGTTAGATGATGCGACACTAAGAACATTAAACTTGTAAGCAGTAGTGTCTAAATAATCCTCAGCTGCACCTGCTGATCGCTTAAGGATAACTCCAAGAATCTCATTGAATGACTTGGATGTAAGTTCTGCTCTAGTTAAGCCTGTGTTGTATTTAGAAAGCCCTCTAGTAATGCCTACATAACCTTTACCTAAGTCCTCGGTGACAGTGGCTAGGTCAATGCCAGATGCTCGGCTAATTGTGATGGCATCATTGAGAAGCTTCTGAGACTGAACCAATGAGCCAGTAGTGGTCAGCAAGCCCTGAAAGGCTGGACGCAAAATATCATCTGCAACTGCGGCAGATTTCTCTAGATTCGATATAAAGTCAGCAATAGCAGGATTGGCAAAACCAATACCTAGATTCTCAACTGCTCGATTAAGCCGAAGGGCTGCCGCTTCATCATCGGCGAATGCCTTAGCTGCTGCCTTGCCAAAAGAAGTAATTGCTGCTGCACCAAATGCCACACCAAAAGTTCCCGCTACTTTCTTTGCAGTGCCATTTAACTTTCCTAAAGCTGTTTCAGCTTGCTTAAATCCTTTAGCATCAAACTTGGATGCAATGTTAATTACTTCTTGATAATTCACGCTGCTCTCCCTAATGCTCCAGCTCTAGATCTTTTTAACAATTCTAGTTCTGCTGTAGTAATTGCCTTATTAACTATGCCTTCTGCAACGCCCTTGTTTTGAGCCCATGCTCTAAAGATTAAGCGACCGCGACCTTTTAGGCTTCCTGTAAGTGGAGGCATAGCAGCAATAAATTGCTGTCCAGCTTTAGGATTGCGAGAGTGTGAATACTTTTTGCCTGCTGGGCCTTTAGGGCCTACCCACGGCTGACCCTGTAATCCGTTACGACCAGCAGATTCATAAATAGCACCTGCGCGAGAATTGTTAAATACCGAAGCCATAGAATTAAAGCCTCTAGCATTTCGCTTTGTAAGTGCTGTGCTATAACCAATCTTAGATTTGATTGTTGAAGCAGAAAATGTAGGGAAACTACCCTCATTAAACGATCTATCAGCCCACCCGCTTAAAGGTGATTGAGAAGGAACATAGCCCCTAGCCGTTTGTGCAACTGGAGCAAGACCGCGCTTAAGTTCAATCTTAAGAGACTTCTCTAAATCAGGAGCAAAGCGGCGTAATGCTTTCCTTAGGTCAGCGTTGCCTCTTAGTTCTATTTGCATCGCTCACCTCTTTCGCTTCATCCTTTAGACCTTGAACTAGAGCTTCTAGCATGGTCTTATCTAATTCCAGTAATTGCTGTGGCGCGATTCCCAACCTAATGCTCAAGCGAGCTATTAAGTAGGTGAATGGATAATCGCGCTTTAAGCTAAAGGGTCTGAGTCTAAAACCTCAACACTCTTAAGTGTCTCGATAAACTCAATCCCAAAAGGCTTAACAGATTCACCTGATCTGCGTACAACTTCCCATGCAAGCCAATAGACATCGCTCTGCTTTTCCTCATCGCGAAAAGCCTTATGGAAACCCTTTTTAGCGTACTGCTCAAACGAATACTCCACTGCTGGAGTAATCTCGCCTTCTAATACACTTCCATCTGTACGAACTATCTTTAGTCTTGCCATTGGTTGCCCCTTTGTTAGTTAATTACGCTGATGCTACAGTGATTGTGCCGTTTACATTCCATGTCACAGATTGTGTGCTTAGGTCTGCTACTGATCCATTGATGTCTGTAGTGTTGTTAATCAAGCAAGTCATTGTGTAAAGCGGATTAGTTGCAGATGTTGCACCTGATGATTGCTTTACTGTGACTGTTGTTGATGTTCCCCATGCAGCTTGCAAAGTCTGTAGGACTTCGCTTGTAGCTGTGTCATTGAGGAAATCGATTGTAATAGATGATGCTTCTAGACCCTTAACGAACTTGTGACCTGAGTCACCCATCGCTGTTACTTCTAGTTCATCAAAAGAACGATTGATTGTTACTGATGTTACATGGTCAGAGAGATCCACCGCATTAACAGTAAGAACCACTCCATTATTCAGAAATACTGCCACGGCTTATTCCTCATCTTTCTTGGTTGCTAGCTTTGGTGTTGGTGCTGCTGTTGGCGCTGCCTGACCGATTTTAATCAAGAAGGCTTCCAACTCTTTATCGTAATCGGACATGCTTAACTCCAACTCGTTAGGATTGATACGGACATCTCGCAGCTTAACAAGTCTCCACTTGCAGCATTGAGAACACTAGGCGCACTGATTGCGCTTACATTATAGACCAAAGAAGATGCAGCAAGGAGTGCAAACACACTAACTACTGTGTCCTCTATGCCGTTAAGGTTGCCCTCATTATCAAAGAGTGGCACTGTCATTACAATTTTAAAGTTAGCCATAGGGCTAATAGAAATCTGAGAGTTATTATTAGGTGTTAAGTATGGATCATCTGGTGACACAATAACTGAGTTAGCCAGAACTGTAGCTGGCGGGAATGCAAAGGTCTGCCACTTAGCGTTATTGACTAGGGCAGTCGCTAAAGTGGTTCTAAGTGTAGTAATGGCAACTGGAGGCATTATCCGACCATTGAGCGTGGGTCTAGTGCGTGTGCTATCAATCCTCGCACCTTAGCGAGCAGCTGAGCTGACATCCGATAAGGGCTTGGCTGGAAATCTTGCAAGTTACTGCCTGAAAGGGTAGCAGTACGGGCTTGCCAGATTTCTACAGATATCATTAAAGCTGCTTGTTGGATTGCCATATCAGCAGTCCAATCGGTTGATGCACTTGTTGTAACTGTTCCATACGGATTGACATTATGGCGTGGTTCAGCCGCTGGTGTTCCTGTTATTGCATAAGAAATTGAATAATCGCCAACTTCTGTAAGTGTCTTAGATCCGTTTAGGTGAGCTTTGTTATTAGTTACAACTACTGTCTCACCGACATAATAAATATCTTTAACAGGTATATCAAAATAAAGAGTTCCTACTGTGGTTGTGTTGCTATGTGCCACATTAAAATTAACATCTGCCCAAAGCATTGGCAAAAGTACGGCATCCGTAGCATCACAAACTTCTTGGAGCGTAGCGTCACTATACAAAGTGCCAACACCTAAGGTGGAGCGTAGCTCTGCAACTGTTGTAAGTGCCATTACTTGTCCTTTCTAAAGACTCTGAGGGGTAGAGGGCTACTACCCCTCAGAGCGACTTAGTGTGGCTTACGCCTTGTTATTCTTGAATGCGCCTGCGCCGACCTTAGTAGCGATTGCTCCAAAGCCGTAGTAGCCGATTGTTACCTGTCCTGCTGCTGTTGATTCAGCGCGTAGGCGGTATGTTGGTGATTCGTACCATGTGTATGAATCTGGGTTCACAACAAGGATTGTTCCATCGCCATCGCCTGCGTTTGTTGGATCAACATAGAGGTTTAATCCTGCGACATTTCCTGTTAGTGATGTTGGTGTTACTACACCACCAGCGTTCATTGGCTGTGATGCTGTGTAGATTGGGCGGCCTGCATCGTTAAGTGACATGATGTTAGACCATTGTCCTGTTGATACGACCATGTTGCGAGCGAATGGGTTTGGAAGTCCTGCTGTTGCTCCATAGACAGAAGCTGAACCGCGAGCAACAATACCTAGCAACTCTGAAGCTGTTGGGTATGTGACTGTTGTTGTTGCATCTGCTGTTGCGCCTGCAATAAGAGCAGCGTTTACTGCTGCGTTAGTAGCCTTTGCGTAAGCTGCTGCCATGTTGCGAACTAGCTCATCAAAGAATGCTGGAGATGTACGATCTAGCAATTCAACAGAGAATGTCTGCTGTCCAGCGTACTTCTTAACTGATACTGACAAGAATGCTGCTGTCTGATCTGTATCAGAAAATGCTGCACCTTCTGCTGTATCTGCAACTGTTGGCGCTGCTGTAATCTTTGGAATCTCGAAAGTCATACCTGCATCTGGCAATACTCCGCGAGAGATTGCATCGATTGAAGGACGAATTGTTGTCGATAGTGGGTTGATGATTTCAGATAGTTGGCGTGTTGGTACGAGACCTGCGTTATCTGTTGTGTCATCTGCTGCGCGTAGGTATTGACGAGCATCTTCATCACCTAGAGCTGCGCGGATTGTGTTTTCTGCATACTTAGCTGCTGTTACTTCAATGCGTGGCTTTGTAAAGTATGCTGCTGATACAGTTGGGCGAGCAGCTTCAACCGCTTGTGCTTCAACTGGTGTTGCTTCGACTGCTGAAGTGGTTTCTTCCACGGTGGCTGTCTCGCTTTCTGTTGGTTGGGTTTCTTCTTCTACAGCAGATTCTTCTGCTGCAATATCAGTGACTTGAGCCGACTTAAATGCGGGCTCTGTGACAAGGCTCGTTTCGACCAAG